TTATATCAATTATATTTTTGTTAATATTTCTTAATATTTCCATTTAATAATATTAGGGATAAAAATAAATATTTTATGGGGGCAATATAATATCATCAAACATCCCTTTATAAAAAGTTTGTAAACTTTCTGCGGGTTTCATTTGTTCTTCGTAAACACTTCTTGGAATATATTTAATAATAACTTTATCTTTTTTACATATTTTTTTATTACTATAATATCCCTGTATAATTAATAAGCAGCCTATAAATAGAATAAATATAGCAATTGCCTTCATGTTCCAATGATAACTCTAAATAAGTTAATTATTTATTTTTCCTCTTCTTTGCGTTGACTCCACACATCTACATTTTCAATACTTTCTTTGATACTAGATAATTCAACATTTGTATCATCAGTTATATCATCATTTAATGCATCTGTTGGAGATTGCTTATTATCAAGAGATGACGCTGCAACAATAGAATTTTTACGAGATTCAAAGACAGTATCCTTATCGTCCATATTTTGTTTATATTCCTTCATTAAAGTATTAAGTTGGGAATTGGAATATTCTACATCTTTAATAAACTCGGGATCAGGAGCCCAAGCACACCAACAACCAACTTCGCCAACATAAATATGAAATTTATCGCCTAATTTCTTTAAAAACTCGCTTCGCGTTTTTGCCTCATCAAGAGTTTCAAAGCAACCACGAACTTTTACACCGCGGATAGATGTAATACCTTTATTGTCGGCATGATATTTAGATTCAAGTTCTGGGCCATGTACGGATTTAAAGAACTTATATTGCTCATCCATTTCTTTTGCATCAAAGATATATTTATGATTATCACTAATAGTATCAATAACATCTTTTGAATCAGGGTATTTTTCTTTAATAGAATCAAAGATTTCCTTAACATTATTAGAAAAACTTTCCATGAATTTACTAAAAAATAAAGCTTCTTTGTTAATAATAACATCTTCGGGGCTTACAAATGAAAGTAATACATATTTTTGTCCTCTGATAGGTTTGTCTTCATCCAAATGGTCTTCTACTCTTGGGTCTACAAGAGCTATGTTTTTGTCTGTTACTGTCGCCATATTCTTATGATATTTTATATATTTATAATCTTATATATTTTTAAAAAAATATTAGAATAATAAGTAGAAAATGGAATATAAATTTGATTATTCGGAGGCAGGAACGCGATTAATGAAATATTTATTTGAAGGCTTGGTTGTAGCATTTATTGCACTAATATTACCTAAAAATAAACTCGAATGGAATGAAATATGGCTTTTAGCATTAACAGCCGCATGTACTTTTTCAATATTAGATTTATTATCCCCTATTATATCAAATAGTGCTAGACAAGGAGTTGGTTTAGGAGCCGGGTTTAGTTTGATTGGTTTTCCTGTTGGATTTTAGAGAGATGGTATAATTTCATAGTTTAAATCAATACAAATCTTTTTCCATATTTGGTCTTGAACATACAATTTTTCTCTGCTTTTTAAAAGAGGAAAATATTTAAGATATTCATCTAGACCTAATATTTGAAAAAACTTATAAAGAACATAGCTGTAAGATAAGAAATTCTTTCTATCCTTTGGACAATGTTTCAAAAAAGGAGCTTGAATATTTCTAAACATATTACATAATTTTTCTTCTAATTCCGGGCTAAATTGCGGAGTAGGGATACCATTGATTCTATTTATAATATAATTAATATGTTCATAATACTTATTGATACGTAATCTTTTAAGAATATCGCGCATTTTAGAATATGTAATTGCTTTAAGATCGAGTATCTTTTCTTTTTTAATTTCCGCTAAAATTTTTTCAAATATTTCGTCTGGAATATCAGTGCTCTCTTTCCCTTGAACTTGGTTGCACCATTCCCTAAAATGATTTATTCTTTTATAGCAAAAATGCGAAGTATCCTTGGTATTTTGTTTAAGTATAGGTCTATTTTGCTCAACTAACAATAATTCTTGATATCCGCATGTATTACATATCATTATTGCGTCTTGTTGCAAACAAATCATTTTACTTTTACAATCCTTACATATTTCAATATTATCATCTTCAACATTTCTAACATATTTTTTATTTATTATAGACATATATTTATCAACCAAAGTACTTTTATCATCAACTAAATCTTCAATATCACTATTATCATCAGTATCTTTAATATTACTTTGTTCTTGATTTGATACATTATTTAAAGCATCTAATACATTTATAGAGTTCGGTGCGGAGTTTGATTTTTTATTTTTAGCTTCGTTTTTATATATTTTTCTTCCTTGCTTATTTGGCATATCTATCGACGACTTAATTATATTCGTTGTAGAAACAAGAGCATTATTAATATGTGATTGATTATCAATAGTATCATAATATTGGAATAAAATATAGCTAGTATTTTTATAATATTCTATTTCGTCATAATTATTATTAAGCTCTTTAATTTTATGTTTTGTTTCTATAATTTTTTCGCGCAAATCAACATTACTCGTCCATAATAAATTTATAGTATCCTTATCGTTATTATCATTATTTAATTGGTGAAATATTATATTTGAACTTTGCTCATAATTGTTTAACATTGTATTATGATATTGTAAATCCTTGTCTGTTTTTTCAAATTTTTTTATCATATTATTATGCATTGCATCAAGTGTATATGTTTCATTTGTATCAACATTTATCTTTTTTTTTGATGATTTTTCTTTGAACATCATATATAATAAAATTATCACAATTAGTTTTATATGTATTATAATAGAAATATTCGCGTGGTGAATTATATTTTTTTCTCCACTTATAGTATAAAGAATATAGCGTAAATGGGTGGTGGTCTTCTTCAACTAGTAGCTTATGGTGCTCAGGATGTTTATTTAACCGGTAATCCTCAAATTACCTTTTTCAAAGTTGTATATCGTCGTCATACTAACTTCGCTATTGAAGCTATCCAACAAACCTTCAATGGAAACCCTGGATATGGGAACACAGTAAATTGTCAAATATCCCGTAACGGTGATTTAATCAACCGCATGTACCTCCAAGTAGAAGTACCGGCGATAACTGGTACTGCTGAAAAGTATGTTAACTATTTAGGTCTTCGCTTATTAAAATCTGTTGTAATTGAAATTGGTGGTCAACAAATAGATAAACACTATTCGGATTGGATGTACATTTGGAACGAATTATCTTTACCTGTTGGAAAACGCCACGCTTATGATAAAATGGTTGGGGCTAATGCGACAGAAACATCTATTGCTTCAACTACTTTATATGTTCCCTTAGAATTCTGGTTCTGTCGCAATGTAGGTTTAGCGCTTCCATTAATTGCCCTTCAATATCACGAAGTTAAAGTAAAGATTGAATTTGATACTAAACATAATTGCACTATTCAAACTGCCGCAGGCACACAAGGACCAGCGACCGTGGCAAATGTTCCCGATCTTAAAGATATATCATTATGGGTTGATTACATCTTCCTCGATACTGATGAGCGCAGACGTTTTGCTCAATTATCTCACGAATATTTAATTGAACAATTACAATTCACCGGCACTGAAACACTAGGAGCTGGAAGCACCCGTGTCAAACTCAACTTTAATCACCCATGTAAAGAATTAGTATGGGTTGCTAAATTAAGAACCCCTACTTCTCGTAATGTAAGATGGTATGATTATACTGACATGGACCCAACCGATGATCTTGACAGTGTTGGAACACCCGCTCTTGCTAAAAATCCATTCGAAGATGCAATTTTACAATTAAATGGCAATGACCGTTTCGCAGTTCGCAAAGGTTCTTATTTCAATTTAGTACAACCTTATCAACATCATACCAATGTATCTGCCAATCCAGGTATCAATGTTTATTCATTTGCTCTTAAACCCGAAGATCATCAACCAAGTGGCACCCTCAATATGTCTCGTATTGATACCGCGACCCTTATGGTTAATACCGTTTCTACAACACAAGTGCACACCGCCAGAACCGGTACAGCTAGTGCTGCTGATTACAGTGGTATCAATATATATGCTGTAAACTATAACGTTCTCCGCATATTATCTGGTATGGGTGGTCTTGCTTATTCCAACTAAATTATTAAAATATGTGTATTATTTTTCAATATATTATAACAATAATAATGTAATGTCTTTTGTGTAATATTACACTTTTTTTTTTCTCCTCTAATAGTATAAAGAATATAGCGTAAATGGGTGGTGGTCTTCTTCAACTAGTAGCTTATGGTGCTCAGGATGTTTATTTAACTGGTAATCCTCAAATTACCTTTTTCAAAGTTGTATATCGTCGTCATACTAACTTCGCTATTGAAGCTATCCAACAAACCTTTAATGGAAATCCAGGTTACGGAAATCGCGTTACATGCCAAATCTCCCGTAATGGCGATTTAATACATCGCATGTATTTAACAGTTGATATGTCGGATGAAACCTCAGAAGTGTGTCCTTATTTTGGCTTACGTCTCATTGATTACGTGGAGCTTGAAATCGGTGGCCAAAAGATTGACAAACAATACTCTCACTGGATGTACATATGGAATGAATTATCTTTACCTTATTCGAAACGCGAAGGTTACAAAAAAATGGTTGGTGGCTATGGCGATGTATTAAGTGCTACTTCCAATGATCAATTATATATACCACTTGAATTCTGGTTCTGCCGCAATGTAGGTTTAGCGCTTCCATTAATTGCTCTTCAATATCACGAAGTTAAAGTAAACATCTTATTTCAAACCGCTGAAAAATGCCAAGGTTCTACAACTGCTCTCGCGAGCCCATTAGGTGCTTCATCTCTATGGGTTGATTATATCTTCCTTGACACTGATGAACGTAGACGTTTTGCTCAATTATCGCATGAATATTTAATTGAACAATTACAATTCACTGGCACTGAATCCCTATCTGGTTCCCAAGCCAAACCTAAATTATCCTTCAATCATCCTTGCAAAGAATTATTCTGGTTTGTTACAGCTACTGGTAGCGCTACCGATGGAGTTGATAATGTTAACTGGTATAATTTCACCAATGACCAAACTGGAACTACCGTCGCTACTGTAAATGCTAAGGTTGAAGCGAGAAGCGCTATTACATCTGTAAATCCAATTGCTTCTGCTAAATTAGTATTAAATGGTAATG